TCAGCAGCAAATCTTGGTGCTAAATAATTGTAAGGATTGTTTCTTATATCTGCAATGTTAATACCTTGAGTTCTGTAGTACTCATCTAAATCCATTTTATCGTCATCGTCTTTACCTATACCCAATGCATCCAAAGCAAAAGGAATTCCTAAACCTAAAGCTGTTGTTTTGCCTAATGATAAATTATCAAAAGAAAGAGCTTTATTTCCACCTTTAGTTAAAATTTTTGATAAAAATCCTCCTGGTTTCATGAAATTAGAAAATCCACCTGTAGCTTTTATACCAAAACCTGGCATAAAATATGCACCCGCTCCTAATAATGCAGCTTTACCAAATGGAGACTTAACAACTTTCTTAACAGCTCTTGTTGCTTTCTTAACTAGTTTACCTAAAAAATACATTTGTCTACCAGCTTCATCAATGTTTCCATCAGCCATACCACCCATAACATCAGTGTTCATGATACCACCACCCATAGCAGCAACTCGGCCACCATTAGCCATACCTGTAAAATCAAATATAGAACCAGCGAATCTTGGTGCTAGTCCACCTAAATTTCTTGTAGGTGTTACAGGATCAGCTGGAGTATTATTTACGAAACAATAAGCTGGTGGGTTAGGTCCTTTACATGGGTCTAATATTTCTTGATCTGGTCCTCCATCGTCTCTTTGTGGTATAGGATTACCATAAGCATCAATGTCTCCTCCCATTCTTCTGTCCATGTAATTACCATAAATTTCTTGCATCTCCGTTGGAGATAACGCTTCAAAAAGTCCAGGAGTTACTTCTAAACCTTCATATTTAAATTTACCAGCACCTAAAACATCATCGGTAAAAAAATCTTTTGTTTTTCTAGATCCTTTTTTAAAAAATGGAGATGCTAGGTTTAAACCTAAACCTAATAATCCAGGCGCATCAGGTGTATTAAATCGCTCTTTAAAAGTTTCTACATTTGCACCAGAAAACTTGTCTGATTTTTCTAATAAATTATCCATTAAAGATTTTTGTAATTCTGTTTTTGGTCCAATTCCTGATATATTACTTACAGAAAGTAGTTCTGCTTTTTCTTCATCAGTTAAACCAAACTTATTTAATGGTACAGTTTTCCCTGTTATAGGATCTACGTAACTTTCTGCTCTTGATAAAATACCTTTAATTCTTGCTTGACGTTTCTTTTTATCATTTAAAAGTTTTTTACGCATTTCTTTTCTTGTTGCTTTTGCATCAGCTTTAAATTTTTCTTCTATTTCTTTTTGTTTTTTATCCGCTTCTCTTTTTTTTCTGTTTTTTTCGTATTCTTGTTGAGCTTTTTTATCTGTTACTTTATAGTCTCCTGTTCCAGTATCTGTAGTTCCTGATACATCAGGACCAGCACCTCCATAACTTCCACCTGGTTCATTGAAAGATCCAGCCTCTGTGCTTACTTGTCCAGTTGGTGAACCAAAGTCACCTTCTAAAGAAGGTATACCACCAGGTCCTCTGTTTGGTTTACCATCTAATGATCCATATAAATTTAAATCTATAAGTATATCTTGTTCTTCAGGTGTAATGTAAGCTAGTTTTGCTGTAGGTGTAGTAGGTGATGATTTAGCTATCTTTGGTACAGTCACCATTTCAGATGGCATGTAGTTCATAACTCCTGCTTGCTTTACAGGTTCTTTACTACCTTTTTTGTACATCTGTCTTGCTTGTTGAGTTCTTGTAATGGCCATCGTTCTATTATACTATAATTTTGTATCTCCTCCAAGTGGTAAAGCTTCTACAGTTACCTTAACATCTCTTTTAATATCGTCAGCTACAGTCTCTGTTTCAGGGTTTTGTACGTCTTGCATAGCTTCTGCATCTGAGTTATACTCTTGCCCTGTTTTCATATTAGTTAATGTAACCTCTGTTTGCGGTGTAATAATCTTGACTGGTTTACCGTTTATTATTTCTATTCTGTACGATGCTTCTGTTTCTATAAATGACATATTAATCTCTATTTATCTCCAATATTGATGCGATCACATCTGCTGCGCCGCTGGTTGCATTTACCTTTAATATCTCACTTTCTTCCATAATTAAAGGCTCACTTAATACTTGTTCTTTTGCTTTAGAAGATAAACTTACTTCTTTATCTACTACAAACGCTGTTCCTGCTGCATTTGTTAATGTTACTTCAACTGTTGCTGTTGAGCTTGCATCTTCTGCTATTAAAAGTGATTTAACAATTGCTCTAGAATTAGCTGGCACTGTATATAAAGTAGTAGCACCTGAACTTGTTAAACTTGTTTTTTTATTTGTATATACGTTAGCCACCTATAAACCAAGAGAATCTCTCTTGCTCCTGTTTTACTTCATCTAAAAATGTAGAATTTAATTGATCCTTCATAATAGTTAAAGCTCTGTTAATTTGTTTTTGGTTAGATACATCATATTCTGTTTTTGGTTCTGGTATTCTTATATTTATTTTTGTCATTATCTACGTCCATCTCCTTGTACATCCAATCTTAATGTACCAAATCTCCATTCTTCACCAGAACTATCATTTTCAATTTTAACATTTACAAATCTACCTCTAGCTCTTGTATCCTTTTTAATCGTACTTGAGGTAACTGTAAAGGGACTTAAAGCTGTTGTGGTATCTGATTGTTGAGGGTATCTTTTCACACCTAAACTTACTTTTGCATTACCTGTTAATGTTTTAAAATCTGGTACAAATCTTCTCATTGCAAGAAATACTTCACCAGCCACTTTAAGTCCTACTTGTTGACCTTGTCGATTTCTTTGTCTTTGTTCTAAATCTATATCATATGATTTTATAAAAGATGTAACAGCTGTTGTTGATCCATCTTCATTAACTTGATCTGTACCAACTTCATGTTCAAAAAATTTTGTTTGACCTAAACCATCTTGACCTACAACAGCAGGAAACGTACCATTACTTGATGCATCGTATTTAGTTGCAAAAGGTTTTGGATATACAATTGCATCAATCCAAGAAGTCCTTGCTTCAGTGCCCGTGTACCATACACCACCTTTCATAGGTTCACCATAATTAAATACAACATACTTATCATTATAACTTGCACTTGCTGATGGATAGTACCAAACTACTTCTGTAAATAAATTATTAATACCAGCTACGACTTGTTGACCTTTTGTAGTGTCAAAATTATCATAAACAAAATCTTCTACACTACATGGTAATGATTTAACTGTACCATCAAACATAAAAAAACCATTTGGTGATAACCAGAACGCAGCTCCATCTACTTCAACAACTGCATTCTTACCTATCAACCCACAGTTCGTACCTACTTGTTCAAAACTAAATGTAAAAGGAGCACCAACAAATTTCATTGTGTATAATGCGTTGTCTGTAAATACTAGAATAGTTTCTTTTGCTTTGATAGCACCAACTATTTTTGTACCATCTTGTAATCTAAAATCACCAGCAGTGTTTATAGCAGTTGCCGTGTAATCATTTATATCTTCTTGATCAGAAAATCTAATAAACATATCATCTTGTGTTGTCGTATCTCCAATGGTTGTTTCAGTTCCAAAGTGACATAAGTGTCTAGTTGTTGGTGATACTAAAGTTAATCTTGATGCAGTTGGATTATTGCCAGTTGCAAAACCAGATGTTGTCAAAGATGCTCTTGTAGTTAAAGGTGTTGCAGCACCTGCGTTCCATGTAAATGTTTTACCGTTTGCAATAGTTGCAATTAATACTTGACCAAAGTTATCTAAGCTCCAAAGACCTGGTTCAAGAGTTACCTCCGATGCAAGAACTGCTTCGCCCCAATCAGAGTAATTAGTTGCATCTACAACTGCTGTGCCATCAGAATGAGCTGCCTTACTTGTTCCATCAACTTCTCTTGTAATTGTTGTTAAGTTTGGTGACGATACACCTGTGTATGAAATTAATTCGTTTTCAACTAATATTCTTCCTGATGAACTAAAGTTTGTCGTTGCATCTAATGTAATTGAAGTTCCAGATCCACCTGTACCAGCGGTGTCATTTAACAACGCTCCATCTAAAGTAGATGTTGCAGCTCCAGGAACTGATCCGTTCCATTGTGATATACCAAAACCATAACCATAAGACTGCGCTGCTGGACCTACTTTTTCATAAGGTTTGACCGCAATACTTCCACCTGTTGATACAGTTGCACCAGCATTACTGCTTTGTGTAATTGTAAAAGTTGTTGGCGTTGGAACTGCTGTTACTTGAAATAATTTATCCTCAAAGTCTGATGCACTAAAACCCGTGCCACCTGGTAAAGTTACACTATCAAATAATACTATGTCTCCAGGTTCTAAGTTATGTGATGTAGAAGTTGTTATAGTACAAACGGGATCATTATTAGTTGTTGCAATTGTAGAAGAACTTAACGTAGATTTTAAAGGTGTGATGTCATGTAGTTGTCCTTCAAAATATAAAAGTAAAAATTTATCTGTTCCTAATGCAACGTATCTGTTTCCATTTAAATCTACAAACGCATGAAGTTTTCTTGCAACTCCTGTAACAGAGTCTGATACTAAAGAAGACCAACCACCTACTTTTTCTGGTAGACCATATCTAAATCTAACATTGTCAGAGTCTATCCATCTATTTTCTGCACCTGCAGTTGTATCCTGTTTATCTATTCCAGGTAGAAAGCTGTATTCAACAAGGGCCATGGTCCGTGCTCCTTATGCCGTGTTAGTTTTGTATGCCCAGCCTCTTGTTGCATCCACATACACTAATGTAAAAGCTTGACCGTTGGTATCTATTGTCAAGTTTGATGTACCTGTATTTATTGGTTGACTGTTTCTATTAACAATCAAGTTGTTAGAGTTAAAAGTTCCTCTTGCATCAATAAATGTAACCTCTGATCCTACTGGTGGTGATGCGGGTAAAGTTACAGTAATTGGGTTAGCTGTTGTATTTGCAAATATTTGATCACCATCTACCGCTGTATATGCAGTTATTGTTGAAGAGTTTAAAGTTACATATCCTTTATTACGAATACCAAGACTAACATTTGTACCATCAGAATATACTAATGATTTAGATCCAACTGGTAATACGACTCCAGTTCCTGATACAGTTTTAACTGTTATTGTATATAATGTAGATGTACCTCTTGTTGTTGCATCTTCAAATATAATAATTCTTTCAGCTCCATCTGGTATAGTTACATTTCTATTTGCACCTAATGTACCAGTTAATTTTATATATAAATTTTTACCATTTGATGTTGCACCATTGTCAAGTGCTAAAGTTAAATCTCCAGAAGCTAATTGAGCTGAAGACAAATAACCTGAAGATAATTGTTCTAAAATTTGTAAATTTGTATTAGTGATCGTGCCCCAAAGACCAGCCTTTTCACCTGTTGCTATAAGTTCTAGTTTTGAATTTGTTGAATAACTTGATGCCATAATTCTCCTAATACGGGTCTATTGGTGTCCAAACTTGACTAACACCTGGGTTAACGTCGTTCCAAGTAATAATACCCGCGTCTTTTACTGCTAACGTCATCGGTACACCAGTCGGTGATACGTTTGCCGCCGCTGTAATACTAACACTTCCTGTGCCAATGGTCAATGCATTTCCTGTGACTGAAACGTTGGCTGCCGCTGTTACTGTGATTGTACCTAAACCTAAAGTAAATGGTGTAGCTGTAGGTGTTACATTTGCTTTACCACTGATTGTTAGTGATCCAAAACCTAAAGTTAAAGGGCTACCAGTTGGCTGTACAAAAGCTCCTGCTAATGCAGAAGAACTTCCAATTGAAAGAGTTAGTGCATTACCAGTTACATTAACAGTAACGTTTGGATTAAAGAACGATGTTGATATTGGAGCACCAGATATGGAAGTCAAGCCAAGCATTTATTAATTCCTTTAATTTTATGTTGCAGACACTAACCAACCACCAAAATTTGAAACATAAATTGTATTATTACCAAAATTTGTGCCTGGAGAATATTCATGATAAGAAGTGCAATCTACATAATCACTACTTCCATTTAAATCGACCATTGCACATATAAAATGTGTATCATAAAATCTTTGAACAATTTGACTTTCTGCTATTCTTGTTGTTCCATTTTTTCTAATTCTTATTTGAGAAATATCATAATCTGCATCATTCATTTGCACACCGTAAGAGTATACATAATACTTACCAGCAGTTTGAGGAACCCATCTATAGCTTGAACTATTCCAAGCACTACCATTATCAACTATACTGCCTGTAAATTGTAAAAGAGTTTCTGTTGCATTAGCCACAGATTGCGTATCATTGTATCTTGCAAAATATGGAGTATTTTTTTCTCCATTAACAAATCCAGATGTTATGGCTGTACCACCATTAGCCACGGGCAATGTTCCTGTAACGGCGCTTGTTAAATTTACAGTATTTGGTCCTATTCTAGTTATTGCCATAATTTATCCTATTCTATAATTTTAAATGCACTAAATATTGTTGATAAATCATCTCTGACATTTTCAGAGCTTCCAATGTTGTGATATACATATGCTTCATAATAATCAGTAGTATTTGCAATATCCGACCAACTCATAGTAGCTGTCATTTTTTCTGTTCCTGATCCCCTTCTTCTTGTGGTTGCATCACCTGTTCCAGAACCATTTTTATAAATATATAAATAAAACTCTTTTTGATCTCCAACATCATCTAATGCGACAGTTAAATTAAAATTATATTTTCCAGCTACTCCTGGTGTAAACTTATCTGATGCAAATGCACTGTCAGTATCATAAATTTCTGTCCATCCAGTTATTTTTGTTACAGTTGTATTAGCAATACTTTGTGAACCATTTTTTTTTACCATAAAAGCTGGAGTGTTAGTTCCACCAACAGCAGAACCATTGTTCTGTAATGTCCCTACGATATTTGTCGTGTCGCCAGATGCACCGATAGTAATCGTATTACTATTCTCGTTGATAATGTTATTACCGTCTGCGTCTTGTATCGTGTCTACTTTTAATATACTTGTCATTATGCTCCTAGTTTATGTCCACTGAAATACATTCCATTAGTGCTATCAGGTAATAAAAATGTACCACTATCCGATGTATTTCCTTGATAATATATTTCATAATAATCACCAGCAGAAGCATCATCTATAACATTTAATTGTGTTGTTACAACTGTTCTGTCTGTATCGGCATCTTCGGATGTTTGATTTCTATATAATGCACTTCCATTTTTATATAAAAATAATCTTCTATCTGTAAGATTTGCTTCAGCATCATAATCTTGTACTTGCACATTAAACAAATATTTACCACCTTGATTAGTTGGTACTGTAAATTTATCATTAGATAAATCAAAAGCACTATCAGTATCAAAAACTTCTGCATCAAATGTAATTTTAGTAATAGCATTATCAGTTAAAGTTTGTTGAGAAGTGTTGCTTTTTGTGGCTGTAAAAGCTGGTCTATTAACATTAACAGTTACACCTGATCCAATAGTTATATTACCAGATCCTGCGCTGTTTGTTATTTCTCCTACTTTTAAAGTTCCGTCTGCCATAATTATTTCGGATTATCCGTCCTTACTTTATTATATTTAACTACATATTCATCCCATTTTGTAGTGTCTGCACCTATTTCTTTTTCTGTATAGGCTTCTACAAATTCTTTTAAAGAAGGATATTCTCCTGCTCTATTTCTTGCATATTCTTGACTATCATAAACAGTTTGAAGTTCTGCCATTTTAGTTTCTATGTCTGCTTTAGGAATAGGTGTCGTTCCATTTTCCCAAACAATAGTATTTATATCATCATTACTAACAGAAACTTGTGCTTCTGAATTTATTTCTAATATTGCTGTTATAACTTTATTATGTTCCATATTTATCCCGCTATTTCAAATGCTGTTATTGTCATTTTACAATTATTGTAACCTAAATAAGCAGTTGTTCCTGATTGTGCTTTAAAATAAACTTGGTAAGTAAGTTGTGATGTACTACTAGGAGAATCTAGAACACTCATAGCACAATTCATGCCAGGAGCTACATTAGAAGGAATATAAAAACTTTGAAAACCATAAGTAGCACCACTTAAATCTGTAGTATCTCTATAAATAGTAGAATGAACACTTTTTCCATTTGTTCCTGCATAATGCAATGCACCTACTTGAACAAAAATTTTACTAGAAGTTGATGCTGGTGTAATGTCTACTGAAAGAGTATTACTTCCTGTAACAAAAGAAGTTGAGGTTGTGCTTCTATTACCTGAATCAGTGGCAGTTACGACTTGTAAAAGTTTTCCAAAACCTGTCGCTGTACCAGAGTTTGCAATAGTAACTCCTGAAGGAATACTGATTGTATCTCCACTCGTGCCTAACGTTAGCGTAGTGCCTGTAGCTGGATCGACTTGATTTGTTTCTAATTTACTCATTATAAAATTACAAATGTACTCCCTGATGGAATCGTGATCGTACCACTAATAGTTACTGGTCCAACCATCGCTCCGTTTGTTGAGCCCGCCATTG